GTAAGGTGGGAGTCCCTTAACTATGAGAACACGAGCACGTACAGCGAATACCACGATTCCGGCTGGTGGAGAGTCACGTTTGTGGCTTACCATCACCCCCGGGAAGATCGAATCGGTTCCGACTGCGTCTTACGTCTATCAGTCTCTTAACGAGACAATGACAGACGAATTACCGCTGAAGAAGCGTTCGGGTAGTTGTTATCATTCCAAGACAACAACTTGGTATGCGCTCGGAGAAAACATGGTCTTCGGACCATGGGGTTCTTCGCCTAGTTACAAGAGCACCGTTTCCGGGTCTTGTCTCTATAAGTATGTACTCCTCGACCGAATGGGCAGTAATGCCAATCTCGGTACAATCCTAACTCCTTCGAGTTTTGATTGGAGGAATGCATCGTACCACGCAGTGAAGCAAATGAGGCCGTCTGTTGAAGACGGTTTACTCTTGCCTAACTACATTGCGGAGCTCGCTGAGCTTGGCCGTCAAGTGCGAGGAATCGCACGAAAACGGATGAATAGCGCCGAACATGCCGGGTCGAAGTTGCGAAAGCAACGACGGTCCGTCACAGTGCAGTCTCTTTGGAAAGAGACTGTGGGCTACATTCAGGGTTTAGCTCGCACGGCTGCTTCGGCTAATTTAGCCTGGCAGTTTTGCGTTAAACCTACCATCTCAGATGCTAAGAAGATCGCCTCATTAATTGAGGAGTATTCTTCTAAGTTGTCTAAGTTGATCGAGCAGGCGGGTACACGACAGACCCGGCATTATGCCAGGCCCGTTGACAACCTGTTTTCTCTACCTGCAAGCACAACTGTAAATTTGTCGACCCTTTTCGGGTCGTCAAATAGTTGTACAAGGAGTTCCGAGTGGTTAACTCGGCCCATGTATCGCGCTAGTATGTTGTTTACATACGACGCCAGTGCTCTACGGGATCAGCTTGGGCGGTTACACGGTCTACTTCACGCTTTTGGCGTGACGCGGGTAGCTTCCATTTTATGGGAGGCTATTCCATTCTCGTTCGTTGTTGATTGGTTTGTCAACATCGGCGATATGATCGGTAACATTGAGGATCAACTTATAGATCCTCTTCCCATAGTTATCCACGACTTCAGCCATTCGCTGAAGTACGGGTACAGAACCAGACTGCGTTGGACGTGGAATACCAAGATCGTAACAGATCTCGGGTACCGCGCCTTCGAAGTCTACGAGCGCCGGAGAGATGTTCCATCTCTCTGGGACTCATTGTCGGTCCGTCTGCCTAATCTTAATCAAACAGGCCTTGGCCTGTCCCTGATTATACTTAGCATGGACGGAATAACCAACTGGAAGCGCCGTTAGGCGCTCCCGGTTCCATCGGTTTGCTATCAGCATCCCGGTGTTAACCTTGTATCATGTTTATCTTATGACACTTAGTCAATATCGAGATGAACTCCGCGTTATTGCAGGGGTCTGTGCGTCGCTCAATAATGAGTTTCGCGAGATTTCCTCTGTGACGCGTGAGCTGATCAGTGAAGACACGAGGCACATCCGGCTCTCGAAGTTGTTGAAACGTTTGTTTCAGCAACAAGAGGCCTGGGCGTGTTATCGGTTAGATCTGATCGCCTGGTTCTGGAATTCCCGAATTGGGAATCAGCCAGCCAGACCTGATTGCGAGGCGTAAGGCCTCAGCAAACCATAACCACAAAACCCAATAGAGCTACAGCATGTATCCAAACGATATCACGCTAGCGGGTACGAGTACGTCTAAGACGTACTCACTCATCAGTGTGAATGGCGGAAAAGCTATTCGCACAGATGCCACAGCTCCGCTTGGTGCTCCCTTGTCCTTGGTGGTTTCCCACCAGGCAGTGACCCAGGCTGGAGTAGTTGTGGACCGCCACTTGGTTCGGTTTGACGACCTGATTCCGGGCGTTAGCCCGGCCCCAGACGTCACTCCGTCCGTGCAACTCGTAATCGCAGTTCCACGGGAGACCGTCACAGTTGCTCAGGTTAAGGATATCATCGCGCGTTTGCAGTCGTTTCTTTCGACTGCAGGCTACGTTGATAAACTCCTGAACAATGAACCCTAACGCCTCACGGCGCCCGGGTCGTTCGCTCAATAGAGCGAGACTTGTGACTACGGCTTTACGCCGACTCACGAAGTGGATAACGGTAGTCCTGATACAGATTGTGATCAAACTAATTCGCAAGAATTAGAGAGTCCAATCCAGGGCTATTGCAGGCTCAGTAGCGTTGGTTGCAATGGGTACGCTGTTGCTAGGAGGATTAACCGTTATGGTGTCCATAATAGCCCAGCGGAGAGAGCTTTATCTCTCCCTCTATTGCGACCTGTATACTGACATAGCTGAGAAGCTACGTGTTCCAGTTAAGGAGTCTACGCGCGATCTCGAATCCATAAGAGAACGCGTGTCTGCTGAGGGGCTTTCGTTTTTAACGAAAGCCCTACCGGCTCTTGGTAAAGCACTTGACAAGTGCCTATCCAAGAATGAACCGTTGTCAATCCCTAGCACGTTTAAACGTGTGAAAGGACGAACAGTACCCTGTTTATTTAGGTGGCTGTTCACAATGGTTATCACTCCCGAGGGTTATGTAAACCCTCAAGCTGATACGGATATTCTCAGGGAGCTACGGCAGCTTATGTACTTTGTATATAAGCTTGAGATTCCCTCTACGTCCCTACAAAAGGATAAAGTCCTAAAGGACTTCGTAGAGGTTGATGCAGGGCTTAACAGGCCCAGCAATATCGATCAAGAATGGCTCGATGTAACATCGGATTTGATCCGAGACATCTTCGCGTCATTCGATCCCTCTGACATCCAGCCCAAACATGGGCCGGGTGCAGTGGCAACGGGCGAGAGAAATCATGAAAAACATGTTTTCAAACGCATCTATCAGCATGTAGAAGAGGTATATCCTTTTACGGAATACTTCGAATACAGCCTTAGTGCCGTTGCCGATCGGTGGCATCAGTACGAGTCCTTAGAGTATCTTAAGGAGAGCACCGCGAAAGTGGTACTCGTTCCCAAAGACTCTAGGGGTCCCCGTATTATCTCGTGTGAACCCTTGGAAATGCAATGGATCCAACAAGGCTTAGGTAATGCCGTGAGGCAGCACCTAGAGCGCTGGCATCTGACGCGAGGTCATGTGAATTTCACAGACCAGACCGTCAACCAGCGTTTAGCCAAGTTAGGTTCAAAGTCCCAACAATGGGTCACACTAGACATGAAGGAAGCGTCTGATCGTGTATCCACCTGGTTAATCTGCGAATTATTTCGCGGAGTCCCCAGACTCCTGGAGGCCTTGTTAGCCACCCGGAGTCGGTACACGAAGCTTCCCTCAGGCCAGATAGTGCATCTCAAGAAGTTCGCTCCAATGGGCAGCAATCTCTGCTTCCCTATTGAGAGCGTAGTATTCTATGCACTCGCCGTAGCCTCAATCATATGCGCCGACCGCAAGACGAACTCCGTGAGGAGTGCGCGTGCCCGAGCTCAAAGAGCAAGAGCGGCGGTTTACGTATATGGCGATGACATCATAGTTCGGCAGCAAGACTATCTGCCGGTACTACAGCAACTACCCTCTGTTGGACTTTTGTTCAACGAGAGCAAGTGCTGTACAGCGGGATTCTTTAGAGAATCCTGCGGGTGCGACGCTTATAAAGGCGTCGATGTTACACCCCTTCGAATAAAGAAGGTGTATGATGATCATCGTACAGTTAACGCCAAGGTACTCGTTTCGTACGTCGCTATGTCAAATGCGGCGTATTTACGCGGGTACCAGAGAGTGGCTAACCATCTGGCTAGCCTCGTAGAATGTAAGATTGGCCCCCTGCCGGTAACAAACCAGCAAAAAGGCTATCTAGCATTACTGCGACCTCTCAGGACTACCCAGCCGGGTCCAAACAAAGTACGCTTTAATAAAGCGTTACAGCGTTGGGAGATCCGAGCTTGGGCGTTGGAGACAGCGGAAATATCCGTTGAATCCAATGACTGGAGCATGGTCTTACGTCGATTTACATCGCCGTCTGACTGGTCCGATCCTGGCGTTTTCGCGGTTCCACGCCGCAGTCGCCTGAAACGTGGATGGAGT